CTGGATTTTCAGGAAGAACAACAACTATGGGAATTCGCACAACCAAGGCTACAAAGAAAATTGGTTGTATGAATATGAAAAGTTTAATAGAAGAAGATAAATTAATCATAAAAGATTTTGATACTATCAATGAATTGACATCTTTTGTTTCTAAAGGTCATAAATATGAAGCAGAGACAGGAAAATTTGATGATTTGGTAGACACCTTAATTTTGTTTTCGTGGATGACAACCGATAGTTTTTTCAAAGAACTATGTGACTTAGATACTAGACAAGAAATATACGAAGAAAGATTAAGACACTTAGAAGAGAATATGTTACCATTTGGATTTATTTCATCATCAAATTCCGCTGATATTTTTGTGGATGATGATGGAGATGTATGGACTACAGATGGCATGAATGTGTAATTATGGTGAGTTTAATGTTTTTATAAATAAATAGAAAATAACTTTATAATTTAATCAAAGGAGATAAAAAATGGCATTCCAAGTAAGTCCTGGCGTTAACATTTCTGAAATTGATGCATCTACTAGCGTTCCGGCCTTAGTTACTAACATTGGTGCTATGGTTGGGAGATTTTCTAAAGGACCTGTTGGTCAAATCACAGAAGTCTCCAGCGAAGAAGAACTGGTGACAATTTTTGGCAAACCAAATAACGCAAATTATAAATCATGGTTTACGGCTGCGAATTTCTTAGCATACTCAAACTCTCTAAAAATCGTCAGAGTTGCAAATGATTCAGCAGTAGCACAAGCTAATAAAGCTTTAAACGCAGTATCAGGTAAAGTTACAGTTTCTTCTGCGACAGCAGGAACACAAACAGCAACAGGTACAGCAGAGTCATCAACTACAATATATGGTTCATCTGCACAAACATTTACTGCTGCAATCACAGGTTCAGTTCAGTCATTTGACCTTTTTGATGGGGTAAATGATGGTACTAACGATCAATATTTACTTCCTCGTTTGGATAATACAAGCGCATTGGTTACTGCAAATGGCTCTGCGGCAGGTACAGATAGCAATGTAAGAGACTTGGTTGCGTCTGATGTAACTGTTTCTGTTAGAGGTGTTGGAGAAACATCTGGTGGTTTGGTTCCAGCATCAAGATATGCTTTAGCTACTGGTACAAATTCTGGTGATGTTACTAAAATCACACTTCAGGAAGTTATTGGTGATAGTTCTAACTCCGGCCCTTGGTATATTCATGCTCAAGCAAATGCAGCATGGAAAACAGATGGAACAGGATATGCAACAGGTGGGTTCTTCTATCCACTATATACAAGAATGACTGATGCAAACGCAGCTGATTCTGCAGCGGGCGGTACTGGTTCTTCACACGGCCATTACTTCTCAAAATATGCTAGTGCGTTTGACTCAAGTTCAATTGCAGCTAACACTATCACACTAACAAATGCAAATCATGGATTTGTACAAGGAGATGTTGTAATCTTTAAAGAAGGTACAGCAGGTGATACTTTAGGACTTACAGATGGAACATCATATTATGTTGCAAGTGTAAGTGGTGCTGATGTAACATTATCTGAAACATACACATATTCTACTAATACAGCTGGTGCTGCAGTGACACTTTCGACTGGTGCTCAGACAGACCATATGTTACATAAAGTATTTTATATGCCAGACCTTTCTACTTTGGCTGTACATGAAGGAGCAGCTGCTCCAGCAGACACAAATATTCTTCTTTGGGCAGACAAGAATGACGAAGTAGTTATTAGTGTAGCACTACAACAATCACATTTGATGGATACAGCGCCTGGTTCACATGCAGTTCAAAATGGACTCGTAACAGCAACTAACAGTGTTGATGGTGCATATTCGGCATCTGACTTTACAGTTTCAGCAAATAGTACGACTATTACATTTACATCAAATGCACCAGCAACTGGAGAAACAGTAACAGTTGTAGTCCCTGCGCGAAGATCGTTTCCATTGTCTCCAGCAGTCGATTCAACTGCCGGACAAACTTTAGAAGTTGATGTTGCTGGAACTGCACAAGTTTCTGGAACCGATTTCACACTATCAGCTGATGGTGCAACGGTAACTTTCTCAACCGCCCCAGCAGATGCGGCCGCTATTAGTTTCACAATCAGAAATGCAGCTGCCAATTCTTTCTCATATACTTCAGCAACCCTTTATATCAAAAATGATGATGATTTTGATAATAATTTTGGGTTTGGTGCAGCAGTTGCAAATGGACATGAATTTGCAGCAAAGCATCCAGGCATATGGGCAAATAATATGAAAGTGTATCTTGTAGATGAAACTACATATTCAAACTTTAAAACCACACATCCTGCAATTGCCTCTGCACTCAAAGGTGTACCAAGAGCAAATGACATGACAATTGATTTGACAGCATCAAATCCAGTGGGAACCCCAGACAACGAAAAACTCACACAAGGCCTTTCGTTGGTTGTAACAATGACTGACCCACAAACTGGAACTGAAAGAGTTGTTGAAACTATTGAAGAAATGTCAAAGGCAGCAAATGGTAAAACAGAAGTTGGCGAAAATCGTTACTATGTAAATGTTATCAACTCCTCATCAAATTGGGTAAAAATTCTTAATCATCCAATTGCAAATGGTGATTGGGGTGGAGATATTGTTGTAAGTAATGGTGGTAGTGTTGCTTCTAAGAGATCATTTGCAACATTGGCGACTTCTGGAAACACAGACGGAACTGAACTGTTTATTTCGCGTCCATTTGGTGGTGGACAAGATGGTATTACTCCAACTGTTCAACAGTTTCAGGCTGGATATGACATGTATGCAGACGCGGAAAATGTAGACGTAGGTTTCATTTTACAAGGCGAAATGGCAGATGTGGCAGATAGTTTGGCTGCAGCACAAGGTGCAGTCGGGCATATCATTGATATTGCAATCTCAAGAAAAGATGCAATTGCATGTATTTCTCCTAGAGAAGCAGATGTTGCCGCTGATAGAGATGCGATGTCTAGTGATAATACTATTGCATTTTTCCAAGGTGTTAAATCAAGCAACTATGCATTCGCAGACTCAAACTACAAATATATGAGTGATAAATTTAATAATACATATAGATATGTTCCATTCAATGGAGATACTGCTGGATTGATGGTTAGAAGTGAATTGGAAAGAGATGCTTGGTATTCTCCAGCTGGATTTAATCGCGGTGTATATAGAGGCGTAGTAAAAACTATGCAAAATCAAACAAAAGCAGACAGAGATGCGCTTTATTCAGCAGCAATTAACCCTGTTGTTAGTTTTGCTGGACAAGGAACTGTTCTGTTTGGTGACAAAACCTTCACACAAAAACCATCTGCATTTAGTAGAATTAATGTTAGAAGATTGTTTATTGTTCTTGAGAAATCTATTGCAACTGCTGCTAAGTTCACTCTATTCGAATTCAACGATGAATTCACAAGATCTCAGTTTACATCTCTTATCGAACCATTCTTGAGAGATGTACAAGGTCGCCGTGGAATTTATGATTTTAAAGTTGTCTGTGACGCAACAAACAACACAAGTGAAGTGATAGATAGAAACGAATTTATTGGAGACATCTTTATTCAGCCTGCAAGATCAATCAACTTTATCCAACTCAACTTTGTTGCAGTTAGGACAGGCGTTGATTTCAATGAAATTGTTGGTGCAGTTTAATATAAATAGATTAAAATAGGAGATAATAAATGGCATTCAACATAGAAACATTCAAATCAAATTTTGGGGATGGTGGTGCAAGACCCAATCTATTCAGAGTACAGCTTACTATGCCAACTGGCATAACACCATTACCAGACAATGCCGCGTTTCTTGTTCGTTCCGCACAAGTTCCTTCGTCCACCATTGCACAGGTGGACGTGCCATACTATGGTAGACAGGTAAGAGTGGCTGGAAATAGAACTTTCGAACCGTGGACGGTGACAATTCTAAATAGAGAAGATTTCAATGTAAGAAATCGTCTTGAACAGTGGATGAACAATATCAATTCACATAATGAAAACACAACCTCATTCGCTGGCCAGGGATATAAAAGTGATGCTATTGTAGAACACTTTGGTAAAGCTGGAGAAGGTGACATTATTGCAAGATATGAATTTAGAGGTTTATTCCCAACAGAATTATCATCAATTGAATTATCATGGGATACAAATGATGTTGTAGAAGAATTTACATGTACTTTTGCCTACGATTATTGGCAACACAGCGGCGTAGTAAGTTCTTAAGCAACTCAACTAGTTATTGGAATATAGTATGGAAGTGAAATTATTTGGGTTTACCCTATTAAAAACAGCAGAGCAATCAAAAGAATCTAAGTCATTCATACCCCCAGAGAGTATGAATGACGATGGTTCTTTGCATGTTTCTACAAATTTTTATACAACTACATATAATTTGGAAAATAATGCAAAAAGTGACGCAGAATTAATCGATAGATATAGAGATATGTCTATCCATCCTGAAGTTGAAATTGCAATTGATGATATTGTATCAGAAGCAATTGTCAATGAAGCAGATCAAAATCCA